TTTATTATCCTCAGGTTTACAAATAGACGAAAAAGAAAAAGAATTCTTAACCAACATTTCCAAAATGGAAGGTGGTCGAATGGTTATTGATATCCCTCAATCTTTGGCCGACAAGATGGGATTACAAGATACTAAAGTTGCTTTAGAGAATTTAACACCAACTATGGCTAAGGGATTGTTAGAAAATCAGAAGGCATTTGAAGAAATGTCTACTGAAGATATAGCAAGAGACCAATATACCACAACACAAAATATACAAAAAGACGTTAGTGCTTTATTGACGTTAGCTAAAGTTAGAGTCGCTGGTGGACTTAGAGAACCACTTGCTGAAGTAGATAAATTTTTAGAACAAAAAGTAGGTAAGGGATTAAAAGCAACAACATCTTCTGAAATTAGTGGACAAGGTGGAGAACTATCTAAATTTTGGGAAACGGTTGAAAAAAATACAAAAGGTACATTAGTGAGTTCTATGGAAGAGTTGCAAAAGACAGGTATATTATCAAAAGATGCATTAAAAGACATAAATAGTGCTGCCAATTCTTCGTCATCAACAGTAAATGTTAACCATACACATACTGTTAAATCAGACGGGGCTGTTGTTGATAATGTTGTTAGAGCAATTAATAATAGTCCATCATTGGCTAATGATATGTCTCAAAGTTTTATGCCGTCGGATTTAGATTACACATCTAACGTCTTACCAAGTAAATTTAATTAAAAATAAAAAGTTTCTATTTATAGTATAAATGCCAACATACTTAGATTTTAATAACACCAAAACATTTAGAGACTTTCTGATTTCAAAAACTCTAAATAGACCGAATGGACCCCAAACGTTCACGGATGCAAATTATAGTGTTCAGAGTCTAAATAATTTTGCTAATGTTGACCCCGGTGACGTTAAAACAAATTGGGCAGTATATTTTGGACAAAATTTCATTAATTTATACTTACCACCTAATAATACCATTGAAGAGTATACTGATACGTCTTTACCGACTTTAGCACAATTAAATGGTGGTATACTTTCACCGGGATATATAAATTCATTTGAACCCCAAACAACAAATTTAATTAGTATTATGGGTGGACAAAACTTCGATAATGATTCGAGGTTAATGAAATTTGCCACACAAAATATTAGAGAAAATAAACAAGGACCTGTTTTAGCTAGACTTCAACAAAATTTAGAGTCTGCGACATTAGGTAGAGTAAGAGTTCTTGATGCTTTAGGTGGAAACACCTCAACCGCAATAAACATAGTTACGGGTAGAGAACCATTAGTTGAGAAAAATTACAAAATCACGGTAGCCAAAAGTTTATTGGGTAAAGGTGTTGATTTTCTCCAAACGGTTTCTGGTGTGGAATTTCCATTCACTGAAATACCTGGTGATTATTTAACAAACCCAAGAAACCCAATTGAAAATAGACCATCTCCAAAAACAGAAGCTGGTGCTGTTTTACAAGACGTTACAGGTGTTTTAGGAAGTTTAGTTGGTATTCAAAGAAGACCTAAATTAGGAAGAAAACCTTCCGACTTAATGATTGAATATATGGGAGAAGGTCAGAAACAAATACTATTTGACCAATTAACATATTCAACATATGCACCAAATTATACAACAACAGCGAGGTCACAACAATCGTCAAAAATTTTCAATTTTGCTAATAGTTTTGCTGGCGGTATTAAAAATATTTTAGGATTAGAAGCACCGAAAGGGGTTGCGTATATTGGTGACGATAGAAGTGAAGATGTCAAATACACCATGTCTGACTTTAATGACAACATGGTCAAAAGTAGTTACTTTTTAAGTGTAATGTTTGACCCATCACAAGCGGCTTTATTTGAAAGACAAAGAAATATATCACAAGGTGGACCTATAAGCGGTAAACTCACATGGATTAGTAAAAATTCACAAAATAAAATTGGTTTATGGAACGAGGAGTTTCAATCAAGAGAAAGTGATGCATACAATAATTCAATATCAACAAAATACGGATTTAGAGAAGATTCTATACTAGGTAAAACCCAAGAGATTTTGGATTCCATGCCTAAAGACGGTCAAGCTACAAGAACACACGTTGGTAACGTTATTGACCAAACAAGTAGAATTTTCAAAGAAGGTGAATCGATGTTGTCAAGAGGTTCCGCAATTAAATTTGTGGACCAATACAAACAAGAAACAGGTGCGGAATATTGTCGTGTTTGGACAAAAGATAGGTCATATATGAACTATTCCGATACCATGAAAAGAACTGCTAATATCAGAAAATTTGATGATAGCATCATGGGAGGTGAAAGTAGACCTTGGAACATCAACATTGCACCTATGTCAAGTGGAAACTATGACGCAAAAAATAGTTTTAAAAATTCATTCGGTGCAAAAAACTCAACTAACATATTTGAGTCACCTACAGGTGATGGATTTTATGCTAAAAAATATATGTTTTCTATTGAGAACTTAGCATGGAGAACATCAAACACACCTGGATTTACATACAACGATTTACCATTCTGTGAAAGAGGTAATAATGGGGGTAGAGTTATGTGGTTTCCACCATATGATTTGAAAGTGAGTGAGAATAACCAAGCCAGATGGCAAGACAATACATTCTTAGGAAGACCGGAACCAATTTACACTTATCAAGATACACAGAGAAGTGGACAACTTTCATTCAAAGTTGTTGTTGACCACCCAAGTATTTTAAATCTTTTAGTTAGAGAATATTTCAAAGGAATGTCAGATGAAGAATCTGAAAATTACATAAACGCATTTTTCGCCGGTTGTGAGGAATTGGATTTTTATTCTCTTATTAGAAGATATGCTCAATTAGATACGAATGATATAAAATTAATTCAAAGCTTTTTAAATAAAGGTCAAGACCCTGAAACAATTAAACAATATAAAATTACTACCGAATACCCAACAGAAACCACACCAACAAACACAACAACACAAGGTAATGAAGCAGACTCAAAACCTGTGGATGAAGTGGTGATTAAATTAAAATACGAAAATGACAGACCGGGACCAAGTTATGACCTCGATACCACAAAAAATTATACAGAATTATACAATGCATACAAGGTTAGAAAACAAGATTACATCAATACTTTAGGAACTGCGTTAAACACTTTAACAGGTTTATCTCAAACAGATACTCAAGTAAAAACAGAAAAGTCTTTTATTTTTGGTGATGCTAATCATGTAATAACACAATCTGACATTGATGCTCAAAAAACAAAAATAGGTAACTATTTTGATGAAGCCGAAACGTCTTTCAACACATATGAAACAACATTAAATAATTTAATATCTGATATATCAGGTAAAACCGCGACTGAAATTAGATTTCAACTATTATCTTCATGTTCATCTGTTGCGACAAATGACTATAATGAGAGATTGGCACTAAGAAGAAGTCATTCTGTAATTCAAGATATTTTTGATAGATTAACAGCCGTTGGAGGAAAGAAAGAGTGGCAAATAAAATGGCCAACAAATTTGAATTTAGTAAATAAAAACAATGCTCAAAACGACAAGGAAATAATTCAGAAGGGAGAACCAATTGTTATTGTAAAAGAATACAGTACAAAAGATTTTGGTTTTGAACATGATACTAAAATAGTAGTTGAATCTGTTAATTATGGTGAAACTTTAACCGGTACACAACCCGATAAAGACTGTGTAAATAAAGATTTTAAGAGAGTACCCGATTTAAAAGTTTACTCACCAATTGCTTTCTACTGTAGACAGACTGCAATGTCGTTAAAGTATAATAAGAAATCAGAAAAGACACAACCAGTAATACCTCCACCCCCACCTCCAATAACAAAAATTGAGGAAAATGGACAAGTTGTGGTAAACCCACCAACAAAAAAACCAGCAATTGACCCATTAAAAAGAATTATCGCAAAAACATTATCTGAGTGTTTTTACTTTAAAAAATTAGAGGATAGTGACCCTGTTGTTTTTTCATCGTTAAAAGAAAAATTAAAATACTTCCATCCGGCATTTCACTCAACAACACCTGAAGGATTGAATGCTAGATTAACGTTTTTACAACAATGTATTAGACCGGGAGACACCATTCCAATTAAAGGTATTTCAGAAGATTCAGATGTTAGAGCGAGAAACACGGCTTTTGGTCCACCACCTGTTTGTGTGTTAAGAATCGGAGATTTTTACCACTCCAAAATTGTTATTAGAGATGTAAACATTTCTTTTGATGATGGTGGTCAGATTTTATGGGATTTAAACCCTGAAGGTATAGGTGTACAACCAATGATTGCTTCGGTTACATTATCAATAAACTTTATTGGTGGACAAGGTTTATCAAAACCCGTGGAAAGACTTCAAAATGCTCTTTCATCTAATTTCTTTGCAAACACCGAAATGTATGATGAAAGGTCAATTGCAACAAACGAAACTATTGGTGGTAGAAAAGCTGAAGAATTTACCCGTGAATTTTTAGAAGATTTAAATAAAACTTATACTAACGGAACAAATAAAAATACACAATCTCAAAACACTAAAAATGTTAAAGATGGTGACTATATGGGTAAACTTGATGGTACAAATATAAATTATACGGATATTATTAAGTCTGTTTTTAGTTCAACTGAAAGTTATTTTGAGAAATATAAAACCACTTACAACAAAATTTATACAAAATACGGTAAAGATATTACAACGATGTTATTAAAAGGTGATTACAGACCAATTAATCAATATGACGTTTTCACATCAACATCACCAACACCTGGCGAAACATTATCACTACTTGGTTTATTTAAAAAGACACAAGAATTAACAGTTTATACGTCTGGGTTAAAAACTGGATTGGCTGATTTTGTTAACAATTCATCTTCAACTTATTTAGTTGATATGGTTGGATTCAATAAAGAAATGACAGGTTCACTTCTTACTGATACCAACGTAAAATTAAAAGACTTCATTATTAAAGAAATAATTGAAAATAAAATAAACGAAATAACCGATTCCACTCAATTATTGAGTGAATTGGAACAATCAAGAAATCAATTAATATCTGATTTAGATAGAGTGAATTTTGTTGTTAAAAATGGTAAAGACTCCACAGTACAAGATAGTGTAGTTAAGTCTGTTACCATGAGTGGATTTACTTCTGATTTATTGTACGATGAATATAGTACATGTGTTGATTATATTAAAACAAATGAACCTAAGTTGGTTGAAGATTTATCAACAAACATAACATTTTTAAACCCCACTATACAATCATCAGATTTTGATTTCATGATGAAACAACTATTATCTGATAAAGTCGATGCGTTCATTTCAGAACTTAAAGACCAATCACTATACCCAAATTCGTTAAAAAATAAATTGAAAAACAGATTCAATAAATTTATTGAAGTACCTGAGGAAAAGAAATTTAAATTAACAAAATTCAAAAAAAGAAAAAGTGATAAAGAAATTAAGTTTGGAATTTCATCAACAACAGACGAGACAAACCAAACAATAATAGATGAGGCGAATCAAATCTTTTCAACATCAAACGAAGTAAAAAATAAACTAAATTATTATAGAGCACAATAATGAGTAGACAGTATTTTGATAGATATCAGTTTTTTGTTGAAGATGGTAAATTTAGAATTGTACCGGGTATTGAAATCCCAATAAAACCATCTGATAGATATATGTTTTATAAGAGAGGTAAAGATAGATTAGATAAGATATCACAGGACTATTACGGTTCACCCGTTTTTGGATGGTTAATTTTACAAGCCAATCCAACGGCTGGAAGTGTTGAATTTCAAATACCCGATAATTTCGTTATTAGAATACCATTTCCTCTCACAACGTCTTTACAAGATTATAAAAGAAGTGTAGAATTGTATAACCTATATTATGGCGAGCAATAATGATTACCCAAATAATGAAAACATACTTGTAAAAGTTGACCAAAACAATCTTATTTATGTTGACCCAAATAGCGTTGTCGATTCAAATGGGGATGTTCAACCAAGAGGACATAAACAAGAAAACTTAGTCATGTATGTAAACTTGGAAGCTGATTTGATTCCAAGAACGACTCTTATTGCTGATGACAATGTAGGAAACACATTAACACAAATTGCTAAGGGTAATTTAAATTTTTTAAGAAACGCTAGTGGTGATGGTAATTTTGATGGTACATGGACCGACGCCTTTGTCCCCAAGCCAATACAAGGTCAAGAATCCACATATAAAGATGGATATGATGTAACATTTGGTGAAGACCAATTCAAAGACCCAACAGGACAATCTTTTGGTATAGATTCAATCAATATTGATGTAAAAGGTGCAAATTTTGTTCCTCAAATTACCATAAACTTTGTTGACGTAAGAGGAAAAACACTTTTTGAATCTTCAGAAAATTCACCTTATCGTGCTTTCTTTCATTTACCGTGGCCAATCTTTTATTTAACGGTTAAGGGTTATTACGGTAAAGCGATAAGATACAGATTACACATGACCGATTTCAAATCTAGATTCAATGAATCTAATGGTAATTTTGAAATCACAACAAAATTTGTTGGCTCAACTTTTGCTTGGTTAAACGATATTCCTTTATCTGCAATTATTAACTGTCCTTACATGTTTTTGGTTGAGGAAAAAGATAATACCAAATTCAATGAAAGCACAGGATTGTATGAAAAGAGAGTAAAACAATCATCAAGAGGATATACGATATTAAAATCAGTATACAGACAATATGAACAGAAAGGTTTAATCCCAAAAGGGTTCCCTGTTCGTACATTAAAAGAAGTTGGATACATTGCTGAAACTTTAGATAAAATACTTGAACAACAAATCTTTAGTAAAGTTAGTATGGATGTCTTTTCTGGAATAAAAGAAATGGACACACTTCTTAACGAATTTGAAAGTTCAATCAAGGCTTGGGGAAAACAATATCTATCACAAGAATACACATCGTTTACCAAAACTGCCACGAATAATGAAACAATAAGTGATTTATGGTTTTATTTAAGTTCAAAAGACAAGACTGAAACTACTCGTATTTTAGGTAAAGGTGCGGGGGCTCTTGAATTATTACTAACTAGTTTTAATTCTGCGATGAGTAAATCTAAACTTTTGACACAAAATTTATTAAATGAAACAAGTGGGGATTTTAAAAGAATTTCTATTAGAAATGTAAAAGATGTTAATTCATATTATAAAACATTAAACGATAAAAAAATCGTTGTACACATCGATGGAATTTTTGAAGACATCTTTCAAATTAGAAAATCTTTTGAAGAACAAAGAAAGAAAGTTGAAGATGATGTTGAATCCAAAATGAATGAGGTAATCAGGAGTAAAGAGTATGGATTTGGATTTGAACCCACCGTCAGAAATATGTTTGCTGTTTTATTAGCTAATGCCGAAGTGTTCATTAGACTAATGAAAGATGTGCACAACAAAGCGTTTGAAGCTGCGAACAATAGAAAAAAGACACTCACAAATTTATCAAAAGAATCTAAGGGTGAAAACATATACCCATGGCCTGAGGTTAAAAAACCACAAGCGGGTGGTAAGCAAAATGTTATAGCATATCCCGGTGACGAAGAATTGGTTCACAAATTAAAATCATATGATAAGACCTTATGGCCTGAAGTTGATTTTATTGAAGAATATATTAAAATAGTAACCAACAGAGTAGAAACCAACGTAAACAATGAACCTACAAGAAACGATGTAAACTATGTTTTTGATTCAAACACTGAAAACCAAAAAATAGAAGACCTTTCGGGTATTGATGTAATCAATGAATCAATACCTTTTATTGACAAAAGTTACGCAGGTTTTGTTTACGAATTATACGAAAGAGCGGTTTATTCAACATTGTTTGACTCCTTCAATGATAAGATGATTACACACTTAGCCAAAGAAGAGTTTAAAAATATTCAAGAATTAATAAAGGATGATAACGATATTATTGAGTTAGCGAAAAAAATTACAAGTAAAGATAAATTGATTGCTCCTGTAACAAAAACAGAATTAAGAGAAAATGGGGTAATTCAAAAGAATGAAGACGGTACACCTAAGACCACAACATTATATGATGGATACCTACCGGGTTTATCACCATACGAAAGATTTAATTACTTTAAAGACCACTTACCGACGACCAATTATATATCAAATGTTATAGAGGAACCGTTCAAATTTGAGAAATACGATGAAACTGCAACTAATCCAACGGGTGATTTAGAAGAAGATTCATTAAATAAGATTATAATTGATTACGAACCCGAAACATACAGGACCGACATATATCCTTTTAATTCATCCACTTATCTAAATTACATTGGTAAAACAAATTTTACACGAGATAATTTTAAATTTAATGGTATTTTAAAAGTTAATAGTTCACAGGGATTTATTTGTTCACCGATAAACGCGAAATCTTGGGTAAAACCTTCGTACAGTACAGATGATTTTTTCACAAATGCAATCAAGGTATCAGGAAATACCACATCCATACTAAACACACCATATTTCCACAATCAATTATTTTCGGATTTTAATAAATCAACACTTAAGGGTAAGTACGTTGGTTCATCATACTTGTTATTAAATTCATTACCATTTATTGATTTAGATGACCAAATAACCTTTGAGGACAAATCAATATTGACATCGTCTTTATTTAGGGAAGTATCATCAACCCATTTTGTGCCATATCATTTAATGTTAAAATGGGGTTCGATTTATCATAGATATAAAACACATTTAATAGATGGTTACGATATTTTAGATGGATGTATAAATCCGAGTTATATTACAAGACCGTTATCAGGAAAAACACTATTTGATAATAACGGAGCGTTAATAACATATACGTCAACAAATGCAAGTAGTAGTGGTACTACGATTAATGTACCAAGTACGACAGGGTTACAAACCGGAATGACTGTTACCGTAATTGCTGGTACAGGACAGACCGCACCAAACACTTATATAACTAATATTACAAGTACCACAGGATTTACAATTTCACAAACACCATTAACTGGATTAACGGGTGCAACGATATACGCTGTTTATGATGAATATGTCACATTTGACGTGATACCGAGAATATCAACAACATCAGGTTCCACATCAGGAATTACATATACAGGATATACAAACGTCGGTATTAAACCTTTTTATCAGGCGGTATATAGTCAAATTGTTAATGACTTCGCAACATATGATATAACATTAGGTAATGAATCATATTCACCGACAAGTACAAACGGTAAAATTTTACACAGAGTCACACAAAAAAGTGGAATGAATTATTGGGACGTGGTAATGGATAATTCGAAATACATTGCTTCAGATAAGAATTACACTTTGTTACCATCACTAGGTGGTCATAAAAATAGTGATATATCGGATAGTAATACTTTTGAGTTAGCGGAAGAATTAACTTTCAAGACACTATGGTATCTTAACGATACACTGGCAACAAGTTTTAGTGGTCAAACATTCCCAAGTGCTTATGATTATTTTAGAACCACAGGAAACACCTACTCGATATCAACTAACTATAAAAAAGCTTTAGATTTAATAGGAACATTTAGTCCACAAATACTTGAGTATTTTGAGAGTGCAAAAATTAATGAGGAAATACCTTATAGAATTTTTAGAAATATTAGTTACCCTAAATTCCAAGATTTATTAAAAAAATTGTCTGTTGTTGAAAAGAAAGATGATGATAGTAATGACATAGATTTATTGATTGGTAACACACTAAAGGAAAGACAAAAAAAGAATGCGGAATTAATCACTTCTGATTTATTAAGCTCAAGTAATTTAATAAAGTTTACATTGGCAAATCCAAAGGAAATTGATGCATATTCATTGTATGGGTTAACTGCCGTTGAACCATATCGCTCTTTAACAACATATAAACCACAACCATTTAGTGCTGTGGATTTAACTACAACAAATCTGAATTTTATTAAATTATATATTGGTGAGGATATTGACAGTTATTATGTAAACTTCTTTAGTTTAATGGACATTAGATTAACTGAGGACAATATAAAAAGACATAGACCTTTAGTTCAAATTTATGCTGGATACAGAAAAGAGGGTGGTGTTAATACCAAATCTGAGTTTATAACATATCTACAAAATTCTATTTTACTTAAAAAAACAGGAGGTGAAAATGTAACAAAAGGTGCGGAATCTAGACTTGCTTTGTATTTGAACACACTACTACCACTATTCTCAACTTTGAGTAGTAATGCAACAGGAAATCCGGCTTCAAGTATTGACATGTTTAGAGGGTATAATTCGACTCAAACAAAGTTAGAACTTTACAATACGTTTAAATCATTTAATGATAAATGGACCGCAGGTAATTCTATTGGACAGAGATTACTTCTTGAAGAATTTTTATTTTTAGATAAAGCGAATAGGGATATTGGTGATAAATTTTATTTGAACATCGATAAGTTTACACCACTACTTGACCCAAAAAATTCTAAATTACCTCTTTACAACGCCATCTCTATGATAATACAGGGGACGGGATTGGATATGAGAGCATTACCAGCATACATAAATTTTTATGGTAATAATTTAACAAACAAAAATAAAGTCACACCATCTAAAAAGGTGGCATCTACCTTATTTGGTACATTCTTAGAAGTTGATTATCAGGAAGCAACACCTAAAGTTATTATACAATTAGTTGGACAAACGTCAAAAAGAATTGACATGTCTAATAGTAAGGCATATAAATTTGTTGATGATAGTTTTTATATTGGTGGACAAACTCCAAACCCACTATTAATCACATCACTTGAAAGTTTTTCACAAAACGATTTATCAAAATCAAATAGAGTGGTTGCGTTTGAAGTTAGCTTTGGTGACCAAAACCAAGGAATTTTCAAGGGGGTTACATTGGACCAAAGTACATTGAAGAATACTTCCGAATCGTTTGAAGTCTTAGAAAATTTATCAAGGTCCGCATCAGGTGCTGGTGTTCATAATGTGGACACAAGTTTGTTTGACTATTATAAACAAGCATCTTATAAATGTGGTGTAACCGCGATGGGTAATGTTATGATTCAACCAACAATGTTCTTCTATCTAAAAAACATACCAATGTTTAGGGGGTCATATTGGATTACGGAAGTTTCACATCAAATTAAGGGTAATAACATTTCAACAAGTTTCTCAGGAACCAGAATACCTTATTCATCTTTACCTGACCCCAAAGACTCATTTGTTGCGAGTTATCGAATCCTATTTGATAAGATTCAAGCCAAAGCGATTGCTAAAATTAAACAAAGAGCCGCAAACGATACGGATACCGACCAAGAAGTCATATACCAAGGAATACCATATGTTACAGATACACAGGGTAAAACCGTACAAGGTGAAACTATAATTCAAGAAGTTGGAATTAATAGATTCGGAGTACCATACAATGGTTACAACGAAACAAGACTAATACAGAAAATTAGAAATGGTAATGAAGAATGGTTAAGAACCGTTGTCTACAAAATGGGTGGAGAAAAATATCCAATTGATGACACCCAAGGATTTAATATTGCGAACGGCATCTCTTGGTCTGATGTCAAAGATTCAAATAATAAATTTTTCAACGTCGATTTCCAATTATCAAGAACAATTACAATTGATATCATAAGAACCGCAAAAACAACATTCAAAAATCCTAAAAACAATACACAGATAATTGTAAATCCGAATTATCAATTAGACAAAACTGTTGGTTCAATTGTAGTCGATGGACCAATTAGTAGAGGACCCAACTCCAAAACTATTGGTATGGGTATGTCACCAAAATTAATGTCAGATTTAGGGTTATATGATGGAGACGTTGTTTACTTTAAAATGGATTAAACCTAAAGTTTTTAAGTTTTTTAGATATTTATAAAAGAAAATACCATGAACAACGAAAAATTAAATAAAACATTGGATAACTACATGGACAATCCAAAACAAGTAAAGTCTGTTTCGAGAGACGGGATGGAAAGAGAAGAATGTGACCTTCAAACTGGTGAATGTTATGTAATCAGGTCTAAAGATGGTATAGTTGAAAGAATAAATAAAAAATTCATAACCGAAGACGGTAGACAACTTTTACAAGACTAACTATGAAAAAATTAGAAAAATCACTTATGGAAGAACTCGCGAGATATAACGCGATTAATAAGTATACAATAAATTTGATGGAGCAAGGAGAAGTACCTCCCCCACCACCAGCTGAAGTTCCACCAACAGACCCCGCTGCTGCTCTTCCTGAAGACCCAGCATCGGTACCACCACCACCTGCGGGTGAACCTCCTATGGGTACTGAACCGGCTGGAGATACAGAAGAGCTTGATATTACTGATTTAGTAAACATGACCAAATCAATTAAAAAAGATTTGGATGATAACAAATCTGATAATTCAGCTGTGGTTGATAAAATGGAAACCGTTTTTTCCAAGTTGAATGATTTAGAACAAAAATTATCTCAAATGGATGCGGTTATGAATAAAATAGATGAACTTGGAAACAAGGTTGAGTTAATGAAAGAAAAAACTCCACAAGAAAAATTGGAGTTACGTTCTTTAGATTCTTATCCATTTAATCAGAATCCACAACAATTTTTCGCACAAAAACAGGGCGAAATGAATCAAAGTGGAAAAAATGAGTATGTTTTGACTAAACAAGATATTGAAGATTATTCAAACGATACGATAAAAGATAGTTTTAACGTAGATACAGAAGAAGATGAATTTAAGTTCTAAAGTAAACTTCCTATTAGGTTTACAAATACAATTAAAAATAAATCATTGGCAAACAAAGGGTGTCGCAAGACATGAAGCTTTTGGTAAAGTCTATGATGGACTAACAGGGCTTATTGACGAGTTTGTTGAGGTTGCCATGGGGAAATACGGAAGATTTATTTTGGACGAAGAAACAAAAACCATTGAATTGGTAAACCTTTCTGACGTAAACCCTACCGACATGATAAAAGTCTGTACCGAAGCCCTAATAGAGTTTTCCCAAGACTTGGACGACAGGGTTGACACTGATTTATTGAATCTTAGAGACGAGATGCTTGGTTTATTGAATAAATTACTGTATCTTTTAACTCTTGAGTAACCCCCTCCCCAAAACAATTTTTAAAAAAAAGAGAGTCAGATTTTGTAATCTGACTTTTTTTATCTATACTTTACATAGAAACATTTTCTAACAATTTAAAAAACAAATAACATGCCAACAATCGAATCAGTACTGGCACAGTACGAAAAAAACAAGCAAGCCGCGAGCGGCAACAACAACAGAGTTTCCCAAGAGGAAAGGATGAAAAAGTATTTTACCACCGTGTTACCAAAAGGTGCGAGAAGTGGTGAAAAAAGAATTAGAATACTACCTACTAAAGATGGTAGCACCCCATTCGTTGAGGTGTATTTCCATGAAGTTCAAGTAGATGGTAATTGGGTTAAACTATACGACCCAAAACAAGAAGGTAAACGTTCACCTTTAAATGAAGTTTACGAAGGTTTAATGATGACCGGAGATGAACAAGACAAAGTCTTGGCAAGACAATACCGTTCACGTAAATTTTACATTGTAAAAGTTATTGATAGAGAAAACGAACAAGACGGTGTAAAATTTTGCAGATTTAAAAACAACACCAAAAACGAAGGTGTATTAGATAAAATCTACCCTTTATTTAAGAACAAAGGGGACATTACCGACTCAGAAAAAGGAAGAGATTTGATTATCAACCTTAATTTGACTAAAGCGGGTAATGGTAGAGAATATACAACAATTACATCCATCATTCCTGAGGACCAATCATCATTACATACCGATTCTGATGTTGCAGAATCATGGTTGAATGACGAATTGACATGGTCTGATGTTTATTCTAAGAAACCTGAAGAGTACTTAGAAATGATTGCTAAAGGTGAGGTTCCAAGATGGGATACCACAACAGGTAAATACGTTTCAAACTCAACAGAAGAATTTGAAATGTCTAAACCTGAGACACCAGTAAAAACATCGGCACCTGAATTTGACCCACAAGAAGACGCTGAGGGGGACGACGATTTACCGTTCTAATTAAAATTGAGCTTGGACATTAACTTAGACATAGTGTCCAAGCTCTTCTTTTTTAATTAAAAAATATTCATACAATGGCAATCAAGAAAAAAGAATTCGACTATATATCCAAATTCTCTACTAAAACAAAATATAAAGAGGAAAATTTTTATTACTGTGGAGAGGCGTTTAACAACGCGTGTGGATTACCAGGACCTGTGATGGGTAACATCAATATGTTTTTAGGGCACACTAACTCATCAAAAACAACCGCGATGATTTTAGCTGCGGTTGATGCACAAAGGAAAGGTCACTTACCTGTGTTAATCATAACTGAGAGAAAATGGAAATGGGAACACGCTCTTGAATTGGGTTTCCAAGCCGAGAAAAACTCTGATGGAGAATGGGTTGGTGATTTCATTTTCAATGATTCATTTGAATACATTGAACAGGCAACTGATTTCATGAATGAAATTATAGATGCACATGAAAAAGGTGAAATTCCAAGACACATTTTATTCTGTTGGGACTCTATTGGTTCTATACCATGTAAGATGACGTTTGACGGTAAAGGTGGTAAACAACACAACGCAAGTGTACTTTCTGACAAAATTGGTATGGGTATCCACGCAAGGATTACAAAATCTAAAAAAGAGGATTACCCAACTAAAGAGAATCCATACTATCTAACGATGGTAGTGGTTAATCAACCATGGGTTGAATTACCTGATAACCCATTTGGTCAACCTGAAATTAAAGCAAAAGGTGGTGAAGCTCTTTGGTTAGCATCGGCATTGGTTTTCTTATTCGGTAACCAAAAGAAATCAGGAATCAACCACATTGACGCTGTTAAAGATGGTAGAAAAATTGCATACGCGGTTAGAACCAAAATCTCAATCCTCAAAAACCACGTGAATGGTTTAGGGTATAAAGATGGTAAAGTTATCGTGGTTCATAATGGATACATTTCTGATACCAAAGAAGCGTTAGAAACCTACAAAAAGGAACATTCAAATTTTTGGAAAGAAAAATTGGGTGTTAGTGATTTTGATTTAGCAGAATCAACAACCTACGATTACGAAGAAGAAGATTAATTTTTGTTTAACCCTATAAGAGTGATAATTAATGCCTAATGTATTATTAGTAGATGGTGATAATTTACTTACTATCGGATTTTTTGGATTAAAAAATCACTTTTATAAGGGAGAACATATTGGTGGTATATACCATTTCATTAATACGTTAAGACGAACCATTGAAATCCATCACTTGGATAAGATTGTTGTCTTTTGGGATGGACAAGATGGGTCTAGCACTAGAAAAAGGTTCTACCACCAATATAAAGAAAATCGTAAATCTCGGATTAGGTCAGAAGAAGAATTACATTCTTATGGCAAACAAAGAAATAGAATCAAACAATACTTAGAAGAACTCTTTGTTAGACAGGGAGAATATGAGTTTTGTGAGAGCGACGACTCTATTGCTTTCTACGTTCAAAATTCACCAAAAGAGAATAAGATAATATTTTCTTCGGACGGTGACTTGACTCAGTTAGTATCTGAAAATACAAAACTATATAATCCGTCACACAGTAAGATTTACCAACCAAACGATATGTTTGTTTACGACCATGATCAAATTCTTATACAGAATATAAAATTGGTCAAAATGATTTGTGGTGACCCATCTGATAATATTGCAGGTATTAAAAATTTAGGTGTTAGGAGATTGATATCCATGGTACCTGAAATTAAAACTCAAGAGATTACAATTGAATTTATAGTTGAGAGGTTCAATAACCTTTTTGAAGAGGATAATGACAATCGACTTGTAAAAAATCTTTTAACTGGTGTCACAAAATACGGAGTATTAGGTGAAGAGTTTTTTGATGTCAATAGTAGGATTGTAAGTCTTGAGAATCCATTTTTAACTGACGAAGCAAGAGAATCTATTGGTTCACTAATAAATGATTTGATTGACCCAGAGGGTCGTTCATATAAGAACACCATGAAGATGATGATGGAAGACGGTATATTTTTACTGTTACCAAAATCGGACGATGCGTGGATAAATTTTCTCAATCCATTTTTAAGATTAACAAGAAAAGAAAAAAATAAAAAATTAATTAAAATCAAAAACAATGAGTAATCAAGAAGTAACTAAGTTCGAATTCCTCTTGACATTAGAAGGAAACATTATTTGCCAGCGCTTCTTCAACGTTAGGGAGCATAATCCAAAGTCGCGACGTTCAATGGATTTACATTATTACGTTAAAAATATTTGTGACGATATTGGTGTAGATTTGAAAACAAAAACATTGGATTATCTACATGAAAATCGTGATTATTTTTACGGTTTAGAGAGTGTAGAAACTGATGAACAAAACGAAAAAGAGTATTTCTTGCTTGAAATTAAGATGGGTGACGATGTATTTATTCAAAGGATGTTTTCCGCCAAAATCTACCATCCAAAGGTGAGATATACGGTAGACATTCGCCCATATTTAAAGAGATATTTATCGGATTTAACCGATATTTTGTCGTCTAAGGATTTGGAAACAACATATTTAAACTATCAATTGTAAAAAATAAAAAAACTATGTCAGAAAAGAATTTTGGATTTCTCGGAGCGTCATTCCAACAAACATTAATTAAATCAATTGTCGAGGATAAAAAGTATGGGGAACAGATTATTGATGTAATCGAGAGCAAATATTTTGATAATAGTTCTTTTAGATTTATCACGGCCCATATCAAAGAGTATTACCAGAAATATGGTAAGATTCCCGACTATCAAAGTCTGTGTCAAACTATAATTCTTGAGTTAGGTTCACAGGAAACAGCTAGAATACATTTAGATACAATCCACGACATTAAGGAGAACACCGTAGAAGACCCGATGGTAAGAGAGGAAGCTTTGAATTTCTGTAAACAACAGAATTTGAAGAAAGAACTCAAAATGGTGACCACAATTATTGAAAACGGTAAATTTCAAGAATACCATAAAATTGAGGGGATTATTCAAAAAGCACTTCAAGTTGGTTTACCACCTGAGGAATGTATGGACGTTTTTCATAATATCGATGCCGCTTTAGAAAAAGACAATAGACAACCAATCCCAACGGGTGTAGAAGGTTTAGATTCCGCACTAAAAGGAGGTTTAGGTATTGGTGAATTAGGTGTCGTTTTAGCACCAACAGGTACTGGTAAAACAACGATACTTTCTTTATTTGCCAATACCGCTTATCTACATGGATATAACGTACTTCAAATCTTCTTTGAAGACAACCCAGATAACATAAAAAAGAAACATTATACTATTTGGTCAGGTATTGCTCCCGATGAACAACCTGAGAACAAAGATTTTGTTAAAGAAAGAATCCATCAAGTACAAACACAAAGTAAAGGGAGTTTGGACATTCTTAAACTACCAAGTGACTCTGTTACAATTTCAGAAATAAAATCTCGATTGAGAAAAAGAATATCAGAAGGTAAAAAAATTGACCTTTTAGTTATTGACTATGTCGACTGTATCAGTCCTGAAAAATCAAATTTTGGTGAAGAGTGGAAAGGTGAGGGTTCTGTTATGAGAAGTTTAGAGGCCATGACCAGTGAATTTGGAATTGTTATTTGGACCGCCACTCAAGGTAACAGAGAATCGATTTCATCTGAAGTTGTAAACAGCGACCAAATGGGTGGGTCTATTAAGAAAGCTCAAATCGCTCACGTGATTCTATCAATCGGTAAAACAATTGAACAAAAAGAACACAACTTAGCCACAATGACACTACTCAAATCAAGAATAGGTCGAGATGGTATTATATGGTCTAATTGTAAATTTGACAATAGACTATTGGTGATTGACACCGAAGCTCAAACAACACTCTTGGGTCACAAAGAGGAGAAACAAAAAAATAACGCTGACAGAATTAAAGACGCGTTTATTAAGAGACAAGAAACTTTAAACAGAAATTAATAATTATTATCACCATGACAGAGAAGATTTTAAAAGAAAATCCAGGACGTTTTGTCCTTTTTCCAATCGAACACCATGACATTTGGAAACTTTACAAACAACAAGAAGCGTGTTTTTGGACCGCAGAAGAAATTGATTTAGCTCAAGACATTTATGATTGGGAAAACAAATTAAATGAGGACGAACAACATTTTGTAAAAAATGTTTTGGCGTTCTTCGCCGCTTCTGATGGTATCGTAAATGAAAACATTGCAATGAATTTTGTGAATGCAGTCCAATACACCGAAGCAAAAATGTTTTATGGGTTTCAAATTATGATGGAAAATATTCACAGTGAAACATATTCATTGTTGATTGACACATATATTAAAGACAAACAAGAACAAGCTAGATTGTTTAATGCAATTGATACAATACCGGCAGTAAAGAAAAAGGCTGAATGGGCGTTAAAATATATTGAAAAAGGTACCTTTGTTGAAAGATTAATTGCGTTTGCTGCGGTAGAGGGTATTTTCTTTTCTGGTTCATTCTGTTCAATTTTTTGGCTTAAAAAACGTGGTTTGATGCCAGGATTATCTTTTTCAAATGAGCTCATTTCAAGAGATGAGGGAATGCACTGTGATTTTGCCTGTCATTTATTTAATAATCACATTGAGAATAAACTTAGTGAAAAGAGAATTAAAGACATTATTTGTGGGGCGTTAGAAATTGAAAAAGAATTCATATTAGAGGCATTACCCGTTAAATTAATTGGTATGAACTCCGATTTGATGTCTCAGTATTTAGAATTTGTTACAGACAGATTATTAATGTCATTGAATTGTTCTAAAGTATATAATGTTGAAAATCCTTTTGATTTTATGCAAAATATTGCTCTTCAAGGAAAAACTAACTTCTTTGAAAAGAGAGTTGCCGAGTATCAAAAAGCGGGTGTTAATAATAATGTTTCCATTGAAGATATGGATACTTCTTTTGATGATATAGAATTTTAATTAGAGTATGAAAGTAAAAAAGAGAGATGGCTCATTGGAAGAAATGAGATATGACAAAATCACCAGAAGAATTCAATTTTTCTGTGATGATTTGAATTTAGAATATATTGACCCGACATTAGTAACATTAAAGGTCACTCAAGGAATCTATGACGGTATATCGACCACTGAATTAGATACTTTAGCTGCGGAAACTGCGGCATCTATGGTTACAACCCATTCTGATTACGCCAAATTAGCTGGCAGATTAGCTGTTTCTAATTTACACAAAACAACACCCAAAAAGTTTTCTCAGTGTATTAAAGAATTATATTCCTTCAACGAACCAAAAACGGGTTCAGAATCTTCATTAATATCAGATGAAGTCTATAAATTCGTAATTCAAAATAAAGAATCATTAGATGGTGCGGTTGTACAAGAAAGAGATTTTGATTTTGATTATTTTGGTTTCAAAACTCTTGAACGTTCATATCTTTTAAAGATTGGTAAAAGAATCGTTGAGAGACCACAGTACATGTATATGAGGGTTGCTGTTGGTATTTGTAATGGAGATTTAGAAATGGCGTTAAGAATATATGACGACCTCTCTCAACATTTTTACACACATGCCACCCCAACATTATTTAATGCTGGTACCCGTAGACCACAAATGTCATCTTGTTTTCTTATTGGAAATAAAGGTGATGATATCGATGGTTTGTTTGATACAATTAAAGACGTTGCTAAGATTTCTAAATGGGCTGGTGGTATTGGTTTACATGTTCATGATGTAAGAGGTAAAGGTTCGTACATTAAAGGTACAGGTGGTGAATCTGACGGTTTATTACCAATGATGAAAACTTATAATGAGGTGGCTCGTTGGATTAACCAAGGAGGGAAAAGAAAAGGTTCTTTTGCAATTTATCTCGAACCATGGCACTCAGATGTTTTTGAATTTATTGACTTGAGAAAAAACCATGGTAAAGAAGAGTTGAGAGCGAGGGATTTATTCTTAGCGATGTGGACACCAAGTTTATTCATGAAGCGTGTTGAAGAAGATGGAGATTGGTCCTTATTTTCACCTGATGAAGCTCCTGGTTTATCCGATGCTTATGATGACCCATATTCCTTTACCCAAGAGTTTACCGAACTCTATGAGAGGTACGAAAAAGAGGGTAGAGCGAGAAAAGTTGTGAAAGCAAGAAAATTGATGGATGCAATTTTGACCGCTCAAATTGAAACAGGTACACCTTATATGTTATATAAGGATGCCGCTAACTACAAATCAAATCAAAAGAATTTAGGTACAATTAAATCATCAAACTTGTGTACCGAAATTATTGAGTATTCAAACCCAACCGAACAAGCGGTTTGTAATCTCGCATCAATTGCATTACCAAAATACATTATCAATAAAGAGTTTAATCACGAACTTCTTTATGAGTATGTTTATCAGGTAGTGAAAAACCTAAACAACGTCATTGATTTGAATTTCTATCCCACAGAAGAAACAAGAAATTCAAATATGAGACACAGACCAGTTGGATTAGGTGTTCAAGGTTTAGCGGATGTTTTTTGTATGTTGAATTTACCTTTTGAAAGTGAAAATGCCGACCAATTACAAGTGGAAATATTTGAAACGATTTACTTTGCGGCGTTAACATCATCAAAGGATTTGGCAAAAATCCATGGACCGTATGAAACAATTGTTGGTTCCCCAATTGAAAAAGGAATCTTTCAATATGAATTGTGGGGTAAAACGGATAAAGACACGAGTGGGAGATGGGATTGGAAATCACTACGAAAAGAAGTCACCAAATTTGGTGTTAGAAACTCTTTATTAGTTGCACCAATGCCGACAGCATCTACCGCACAAATTCTTGGTAACAATGAAGCGTTTGAACCATTTACATCCAATCTTTATTCGAGAAGAACATTAGGTGGTGAATTTATTGTTATTAATAAACACTTAGTTAATGAACTACTTGAAAGAGGTTTATGGTCTGACGAATTAAAGAAAAAATTAATCATGGAAAACGGTTCCGTTCAAAACATTCCTGAAATCCCCGTCGATGTAAAAGAAGTTTACAAAACGGTTTGGGAAATGTCACAGAAAAGAATCTTAACCATGGCAGCAAACAGGTCAATTTATATTGACCAATCACAGTCATTAAATTTATTTATTGACAACGCAAACAAAGCCAAAGTTTTAGCCGCCCATTTATATGGTTGGAAACTTGGTTTGAAAACTGGTATGTATTATTTAAGAACCAGAGCCGCTGTTGATGCCCTAAAAGGGTTAGGTATTGATACCTCAACAGTAAAACCTACAGTCGAAACCAAAGAGGTACAAAGTACCTCATACAACCAAAATAATCAAGAAGAGGAAGTTGTGGAAATGGATATTCCATCAAAACCAACAGATTCTCCTTTTGAATGTGAAGGTTGTGGTTCGTAACTGTAGATGGCTCCATTAGAAATTTGATAACACGTCCATACATCTACTTTGTTTGGTTATAAAAGGAGCAAAAATTCCAAACAATATATAATCCCAACTTCGGTTGGGATTTTTTTTATACATATTTATAAATAATGGGAAAGATAAGATTTGAAGAAGAACATTTAGATTATTACGATGGACAAAACAATTATGAACTCGGTGTGTACGAAAATGACGAGATAATTGGATATGTTAGTTATGTAATTTTTGATAATGAAATTACCGTTAGCGATATTTTGGTTAGACCAAATAGACGAAGAGAGGGTTTCGGTTCAATGTTGATTAAAAAAATGAAAGAATTACATCCCGAAGCGACTTATAGACCGTCATTAAAAACTGATTTAGGTGCCAAGTTTATACACAAAGATGTGGAATTAAATGAGACACTGAACAGAATTAAAGAGTTAATAAGGGTACTTTAAAAAATCGGAGATTCCGATTTTTCTCATTTATTAGTATTTCTTGTTTGTTTATATTTATAAGTATGGCGATTACATACGGTATTGATTTTCCATTTAGAATTAGTCCCAAAGGTGATTTTTTAGTAATGACTGAAACACCTGAAAGAGAGATTCGTGCAAATCTGATTCACTTGTTATTAACAAGAAAAGGTTCTAGATATTATCTACCCGATTTTGGAACTAGATTGTATGAATTTATTTTTGAACCAAACGACGCAGTTACATGGGGACAAATAGAAGATGAAATAAGAACATCCGTTAAAACATATATTCCCAATTTAGAAATCAAATCTATTAGGGTAACATCTGCCGAAGAAGACCCTGAAGAACCTGTGAGCCCACAAGAGGATGAAGATTCTCGATTATTTAGGGTTTCGGATTATTCAACTAAACCTTACACCGCTAAAGTTAGGATTGACTACGACATTAATAACGAACCTTTTGTTTCGTCTGATTTTATAATTATTAACATATAATATGGCTAAAAAAATATCATACGCCGTCAGAGACTTTGCAAGTTTAAGACAGGAATTAGTTAATCTTACGAGAGAATATTATCCCGATTTGATTAAAAATACCAATGACGCATCTATATATTCCGTTCTCTTAGATTTAAATGCTGCGGTTACGGATAATTTACATTTTCACATTGATAGAGTTTGGCAAGAAACCATGTTAGACTTTGCCCAACAAAGACAATCTTTATATCATATTGCAAAAACATATGGTATGAGGATACCCGGTAACAGACCTTCTGTTTCTTTATGTGACTTCACAATACAAGTACCAGTTAGGGGAGACAAAGAAGATGAACGTTATTTGGGAACAATAAAATCGGGAGCTCAAGTATCAGGTGGAGGACAAGTTTTCGAGACAATTGAAGATATTGACTTTTCAAATCCATTCAATAAAAGAGGAGAACCAAACAGATTAAAAATTCCAAATTTTGATGGTAACAATAGATTGATATCATATTCAATTGTAAAAAGAGAGGCGGTAGTAAATGGTGTCACAAGAATTTATAGAAAAGTTATTACAGAAGTAGACCAAAAACCATTTTTAAAAATATACTTACCTGAACAAAATATTTTAGGTGTAAGTGCGGTGATTCACAAGGAAGGAACGAACTTTGTAAACAACCCAACAAATTCTGAATTTTTGAGTTCAGAAAATAAATGGTATGAAGTTAAATCATTAATACAAGAAAAAGTATTCATACCCGACCCAACATCTGCTTCAGATAGTGACAATTTCATATCAGGAACTTATGTACCTGTTACAAATAAATTTATTACAGAGTATACCCCTGAAAATTATTTCTCAGTGACTTTTGGTTCGGGAAATGTAAACCCACTTGATAATTTAGATAACTACAATCAAGGTACATTAAGAGTTAGTCTTGGTACGTATTTAAATAATTTATCATTAGGTGCTTTACCAAAATCCAATACCACATTATTCATAAAATATAGAATTGGTGGAGGTAAAGATAGTAATCTTGGAATTGATGTCATCACAAGTATTGATAATGCTGAATTTGTAATTAACGGACCTAACTCAACTACAAATACACAAGTTCAAAATTCTTTAACCGTAACTAACGTTACACCAGCTGTTGGAGGTGCTGACCAACCAACCATAGAAGAAGTTAGAAATATGATTGCGTATAATTTTTCAGCACAGAACAGAGCGGTTACACTTAATGATTATAAATCTTTAATTGAAACAATGCCATCAACGTATGGGGCACCCGCTAAAGTAAATGTGATGGAAGAGGATAATAAGATAAAAATAAAACTATTATCGTATGATGAAAATGGAAATCTTATTGATACTGTTTCTAATACGTTAAAGAATAATATTTTAACTTATTTGGCTGAATATAGAATGGTTAATGACTTTTTAGAAGTTGAGAGCGGTGAAGTTGTTGATTTCACATTAGAAATTGATGTTGTAATTGATAAAAACGGTAATCAAACTGAAATAATAAAGACCATTATTGAGGACACAGTAAATTACTTCTCAATTGAAAAAAGAAAAATGGGAGACCCATTATTTGTTGGTGATTTATACAAAACAATAGGTGAGGTAAACGGTGTGGTTAACGCTGTTGACGTTAGGGTATTTAACAATGTAGGTGGGGAATATTCATCATCTGAAGTGGTACAGTCATATGTTGATGCAACAACCAAAGAAATTGCTCAATCTGATATGACAATTTATATGAAATCTAACCAAATATATCAAATAAGATTTCCTCAGAAAGATATAAAAGTTAGAGTAAAAACCTTAGGAACGACTACATTCTAATTTAATTTTTATTTATTTTTCTGGAAATCCATAATTTTCTATTTATAGAAGAATGCAAAAACATAGAATTTCCACAAATATAGGTAAAGACCAAAAGGTCGTTGTCGAATTAAAAAACGACTTCGACTTATTGGAGATTTTATCTCTTAAGTTTACACAAACTGAAGCATATTCTTCAATGTGTTCTGATTATGGTGTTGTTTGTGGTAGAATCTTTGTGAATAATGGATTCGGGGTTCCAAATGCTCGAGTTTCCATTTTTATACCAATATCTGAACAAGACAAAAACGACCCCGTAATATCTGAACTATATCCATACACCACAGTGGAGGACAGAAACGATAATGGTTACAGATACAATCTTTTACCAAGTCGTAAACAACATGGAGGACACGAACCAACAGGTACCTTTCCCGACCAACAAGACATTTTAACAAGAGAAGAAGTCCTTGAAGTTTATGAAAAATATTACAAATACACAGTAAAGACTAATGACGCTGGTGACTTTATGATTTGGGGAGTACCGGTCGGTACTCAAACAATCCATGTTGACGTTGATTTATCTGACATTGGTTGTTTTTCATTAAGACCCGATGATTTTATAAGACAGGGATTAGGTGTAGACAAATTTAAAAATACATATTCTTACAAATCATCAAATGATTTAGATACTTTACCACAGGTTGTCTCATTTAATCAAACCATTGAGGTTTATCCTTTTTGGGGTAATGAAGATTTATGTGAAATTGGTTTAACAAGAACTGATTTTGATTTATCAAGTAAGGGTGTTAAAGTAGAACCTAAAGCTTATTTATTAGGTTCAATTTATTCTGACCAAGGTAAAAATACAATTAATAACATTTGATGCTGTTATTGAGATAATTAGATTTACACAATATAAAGATAGTTTAGGTCGACCAATATTAGAAACATATGAAATACAAGAAGATATAGAGGACGATGGTTCTTTTGTTGTTCCATTACCAATGAATATGGATTTTATATTCACAAATGAATTTGGTGAAAATGAAATAACAAATGACCCAAATAAAGGTATCCCAACATCTGCTTGTTATAGATTTAGAATTTCAGGAAAAAATCAAACATTAGGTAGAGTAAGATATGTTGCTAGTTATCTTTTACCAAATATACGAGAGTATAACTCAGATGTCGACGGTTCGTATGCCTTTTCATTAGATTGGGACGATTATCCAACATCCGCAACAAGTTCATCTGTTATATTTAATCAAACATATGGAAGTTATTTCCCTGAGGATTATTTCTATAGATTTACTTACAACAAAGTTTATGCTGTTACCTCGTATAGAGGAGGACATTTTAAAGGTGGAAAAGATAATTTCTTAGGTATAAAAGACATTGCACCAAAAGCGGAAGAAGATTGTGAATCAAGTATTGTTACTCCACCAATAAATTATGCTTGGAGAAAATTTAGTTTTGGTATTCTTTTGGCAATTATAATTAATGCGTTTGAAAGAGTAATTTATACCGCCTTTGTCGGTGCTGTTCAAATTTTAATTGTACCATTTCAAGCTTTGTATTCTTTTAGAATATACATAAGGGCGTTTGGTGTTACAATAATAGATTGGAGACCATTCGCTTGGATGGATTCGGGTGTTATTGAACCATTACAGGCTTTAGGTACCGTGCATTTAAGTACTGTAGTCTACCCAGAATGTGAATCTTGTGATGAAATTCAAATTAATACAGAAAATCCGGCAACAAACAACGACCCGTCACAGATTTATAGTAAAGTTGGTGAGGGTAAAGCGGTTAGGGATATATTAACATTTTTAGTAAATTGTACGACGTATGATTTAAATGTCCCAACATCCGGAACAACAACATACAATTGGATTGATTGTACAACAAATACCCCTCAAAGTGTCTCAATCCCATTTAGTGGTTCACCAACAAGCGGAATTTGTGCTAGAGATGGTTCCATGTCATATAGTGGGGGAGATGGAGTACCAAGTGTGGTCGGAACATGTGATAGTACTGTTACAGATGTTTATATTGCAAATCCATTAAGTGGTACCGATGAATATATCTTAAGTGAAACTCCATCCTCGGGATACACACAATACAATTATTCAGGTTTTACTTACGGTCAATCTTTAGCAACAATTTATAGTAATCATCTTGCGGGTGCCACAACAGGTAGAACTTATTATGTTAAATTAATTTATTATATCGCTAACCCATATGCTCAGACTTCCGATATTACGACTGTAAGTACACTAACAACAGGTACAACTTTTGAGTTAGTTATGAGTACTTACACATCAGGTTCAACAACTGGTTACTTAGGAAAAGATGCTGGTGGTAATTTGAGTTGGAGAGACTTATCAGTACCAAAAGATTATGTGTGGACAGGTTTCACATATGAAATTTATGATAATTTTTATCCGTCAACAGGTTCTACTGTTAATACATTTGATAGTACATCACTCCCTGAGGGATGTTTGTCTCAAAATACAATTTACGATGATAGCGGAATTGTACCAATAACCTATTGCGCGAGTGGGGTGACTGCAGATTATAACAGT